TGCCATTTTGTTCTTTGGTAAGTTTATAGGTTTGCCCATTGAGTTTTTGTTGGTTTATTAAGTCTTTGAGCATTGCCAAACTATCAGATAAATCCCGCCATTCCCCAGCTTTTGTTTTAACCCCGGCAAAGATATTGTGCTTTTTGTCTTCATGGTCAATTAGGGTGACCCATTCATTATCGTCACCAGTATGGATTTCAGCGTTTTTGACTGTTATGATTTTCTCCATTTTTTCTCCTTTCCAGCCATTTATCTAAAGTAACTGTTCTCTTATTACACATTTTGCACTTTCCCTTGTTTTGCTGGGCGTGTCCTTCGGGGCAGACATAAACAGTATCAGACATCTTTATCCCTCAATAGTTCGGGATTTTCATAGATATTGCCGATAATTTCTGTGTCCCAATAAATATATAGTGGATAAGAATCATATTTCTTATTAAGGGGCTTTTGCATCCAACCGACCATTTCTGGCGTATCTGTCCACCCAAGACAAATTTCCAATTTCCCCCATTCAACAACTGATAAAAAATCGCCGAATATTGTATTTGGTTCCTTTAATATATCCCCCTCATAAATCTCTTTGCCGTTCTTATCATGGAGACCTGTATATTGCATGAGTTCAATATTTTGTAGCCCAGCATAATTGGAATTGATAGGTATTACACCATAACCAGTATCAAATCCTATTTCTCCATTTCCATACAAAACTATACAGGCAACAGTATCAACACGTAGCCATTGTTTCTTATCTTTATCCCAAGCCCTAAATTTAATCTCTCTCATTTCTTGTCCTCCAAGATGGGATACCGCTTTTCAAGTTCGGCAACTAAGGCATCACTTTTAGCTAATATCTCATCCTTAAGATAGTTCTCCCCCTCAACAGTGCAATCCCAGGTTTTAATACCCTTACCCGAAATGCTGACATTAACTCAGTATCTTAGGGATTTTGTTTGCTCTACCATTGCCGTAACCACCCCTTAATAGCAGCGATTACAATAAAAATGATTATGCCCATTACCAAAATGCCCCCTAAAACTGCTACAATAATTTGTACCCACAACCAAATAGTTCCCAGATTGATTAGCGATTCCATCTCATCCTCCTTACCATCTTTGCCCCTTCTTATGAGGATATGTTCTTACTTCTTCATCTGGTATTTGAACTCTTAAAAGTTGTCCATTTTCATCATGCCCAGCTCCGCATTGCAGGCATCCCCATTCATCGTAATTGGGGAGAACTTGCCCCTTAGCTCCGCAGCGTTGACAATCAAAGGTTTTTGGTTTTGTTAGTATGAACATTTAATTCACACTCAGGGGAACTAATATCCCACCCTGTTCTCGTTTAACCCAGTCTTTTATCTCCTGTTCGGTTATCTGCCACTTATCACCCCAATTTGCTACAATATCCCACTTGAAATCCTGATAATATTTTCTGGCTGTTTCCTCATCGGTAGCATCTAATAAAAGACCTAGGGCAAGTTGGGCAGGCCCATCCCCTCCATAACCCCAATTGAAACCATCGGGGGAATGATTGCAAACCATCTGGCTAGCTTCAGGTAAAAGGGGGCGAAAATCTAAACCATTCTCATTGCAAACATGAACTGGCTGATGCCCCGATTGACTAATCCGTATGCCAAAATAGATTTTCATTTATTCCTCCTATCCTCATCAATCACTGCCACCAGAATAGTGGCAATTCCGTTTAATGTTTCTTTGCCGATTAACTTCACACGATAGTCTACGGGGATGGGTTTGTGGACTATTTGTCTAATGCGTTCACGGCTTAAGTGCCACCAGCGTCCCAAATCGGCTTGCTTTATATGTAGAGAGTAAAGCACACGCATCAATTGATTGCGTTTCCAGGTTCCCGCTAGTTTTTCTGCATTTATGGATTTTGTTAGTGTGTCAATCATCCCGTTTCCTTATCCCTGAGATAGTTTCAAGTAGACTAAAAGCACTTTTATTAAATTGCCTGCCGTCTAATTGGCTATAATGCTGCAAGGCATTTTCTAGTTCGGTGATACGCTGTTGGTCTTGTTCATGCTGATTTTCCAGCAAAGTCGCATAGTTTTGAATGAAGTCTTTAAGCTGTAAGAAAAACTCCTCAGCAAAACTTTTCCCAGCACGGGGGACAAGACGAAGAAGGCGAGGATTCCGACCAAAATTTTCATCACCAGTCTTTTTCTTGAGGAACCGAGCCATTGCAATGTCTCCACAATGCACCTCCCTCGCTGCCTCTGCCGCACCAAACCACTCCGCAGTCCTGACAACATCATCGGGATTACGTCCTTCCTGCAGCAATCTTTTTTCTAGTTCGTATGCCATTGTTTCCTCCTCCCTAGTTTTTCCCTTAGCATACCACCCATGTCAATTAACATAATAAATTTCTAATCCAGATATAAAACAAAGAGCCGTCCAATATTATGTTATCTAGACGGCTCTTTTTAGACTTAACCCTTATTATGTCGGTAAAATAAATGTTATGTAATGAGCCGTCTATTGTTACCATAGCACACTATTTTTAATTTGTCAATACCCTTTTGGCTTAAAGATAATTTTTTCTTCTGTTGGGAAAATATTTTTAGACAACAAAAAATCTGCCCGTCCTTTTCCAGACGGGCTTTATAAGGTATCAAACTATTCAATTGTCTTTTAATGCCCCCTAGAATTTGATTAAGGGACTTAGCGTTTATGTCGTGTCTTAAACCACAGAATTATAGCGGGTAGAAAGGGTAATAAAACTAATAGCCATGCCGGGCAGGGGCAACCACAAAGCATTACTCATCCCTCACAATACAATAATTATCCACTATCTCTTGGGCATCCTGATATAAATCTTTTAAAAGGGTGGGCAATAATTTTTCTGCCCCTACGGCATCAACTTGGCAAATCAACTCAAAAATAAGGCATCGATTTTTAATGGACTTGATGAGTTCTTTTAATTCATTGTCCATATTTTAGCCTCTTGGCCTGAATGCCCTTATTGCCAATAAAATACCCCCACAGCCCATTAACCCCTCAGTGATTTTCATTACCAATAAATATATGGGTTCACGGGCTAAGGCCTCCATTATCACTGCCCCAACTGTGCCAAATATCCCCAATCCTACCATAAACCAACCGAAGAAAATCATAGTTATCTCCCGCTAAAACATTTGGTTTGAATCCCTTTAGGGAGCAAGGATATAAGCAGATTGACTGCATCCATCCAATCTTTCAATAATTTGACTGCCTCTTCTTGAGTCAATTGCTTATCTTCTAGTGCATATGATGTATTAGTAAATGCCTTCCCCAGAGCTGCCAGAAGTGCAATAAACTGATTCCACTTCAACCAGAAGATAGTTCCGAAGACAAGTCCCACTAAACCAATTCCATAAGATATATATTCCCACCATGCTGTTGACATTTGTTTTACCTCCTCTTTAATTGTAATGCTGGTGAGTTGATTGGCATTATTGCCAGAAATTCGGCTGTTCGCCGTGGTATATATTTACCAAGTGGCCCCGTATCGATGAAGATAGTATCTGTTTGGGGTTCAATTAACCTTGCTATCAAATCATTCCCATTTTGTACCACAGCACAATTGAAACCATGATAACCCGAAGTAGTCATACCCCATACCGGAAAGATGGCATTAAGTTTATAATATTGACACAGATGGTCATAAAGTGTATTGGCAAATTTATCACAGTCAAATAAATCAGCAACATAGGGGATTTGATTTGTCCATTCCAGAGATAAAATCTGTTGCAAACCCATTAAAGTAGTAGTTTGATATTGAGAATCGGGAATTTTAATATCTGTCAGGGTGGGATATTGAGCCTGTGCTACTTCTGCCCATTTTTGATTTGTTATACCCCCAATAAGCGGAATATCGATTTTGCCCAAAAGATTGAAAAGGGTCTGGTCAAGTTCATACCAATATTCCCCCTTTTGTTCAGGGGTCATGCCCACAGAATGCCGAGCTACAATTTCCTCAATAGTTTGTCCAGTTTGTTTCAAAAAACACATATTCCCCCCTACCATCCTGGCGTAAAATTGACCGTAACCCAGAATTGGCACATATATACTGAATCAGCTAGCTGTGGGGCGGCTCGCCATCCAGCTTTTAAGCTAGTTATGTCTGACCAAGTCCAAGCCACACCCGTTGCTGGGTTCGTAGCCCATTCCCTATAGTAATTCGCATATGCTAATGTTAGAGTATGATAATTACCACCAACGCCAGGGTCGGGATACCACGAGCCAGAAATATAAACAAATTCACCACTTTGACTGTTTACATTCCCAATCGCTTTTGTACGGGCATAGACTCTAACCCAGTTTATAGTTCCTGCGCCATAGGAGCTAGACGGCAACTCAAAATTAACATAGCCATTCTGTGTAGCATATAGGTAATCAGCCTCGCTGACGTAAACCTCATCAACATCTTCATAATAATCTTCACCAGTGCCAGGCACTCTATCTATGTTAAGTATCTCAGTACCATCAGCATTTGGTCGCAGGGTTTCAGTGATTGCATCAGGAGCATATAAATAGCCCGTAGCATCTGATAACAACCATCTGGTTATCCATTCCATTGTTCGGGCATCCCAATCTTCTTCTATTCCCTCAATAAAATACTGTGTATTAATACTTCCCTGGGTAAGTGCCACAGTAATTCGTGTAGAAATGTCATAACCAAAAGTTAATGGATAGAAAGTGGCCGGGGTCTTCCCGGGCTTTATCATAAGACTTTTTGCCCGCATATAAGGCGTTGCATATCGGGCTACTAAATAATTGGCATAGATAGAAGCCATCGCATCAGTTGTTAATAATAGACTTCCACGTACTAGGGTTCTTGTTCCATAAGCAGTTTGACTTGTAGTATTAGAAGCGGTCTGTTCTGCCCCCCCACTTCTGGTTGCCCGTATCTCATTGAATAAAAGGGGGTCATCTAATGCCAGTTCAATATCTGCAAAAGTATTTGTAAAAGTTGATTGGCTAGTATTATGGGGGGCTTTAGTGCGATGGGAGCGGTCTTCAAAAACTACCTGTCCATCAGCTCCGATATAACATAATCCCAATTCTGATATACAGACATCTTGAATATGTTCTTGGGCATTGACATTGGAATTTGCCCCAGTGGCTATCAGTGTCCATTGTCCAGTATCAACCGTGCGGGCAGTGCAATATATTGCGAACATTGTATCTTTAGTTGCATCTCCCGACCAACTGGAACCACTGTCAGTACTCGTTCCATATGCCCCACCTGTATAAGAGGGGCTGGAACCATCATATCTCCAATTCACATAATTACTTCCATCTCCTGCTGTTGCTCGACAAACGATTGCATATTTTGTGTTGCTAGTCAGGGCATAAGCAGTTCCCCATGTTATCTCATACCAATCCCCTGCCGCATCAGTTGTAAAGGTATTGGCATTTATTGTCCCCGAACAGAGGTCGCCCCCCGTTGGCAATCCATTACCATCTGTAGCCTTGATACTAACTGTCAGTGTTCCTGGTGAACCCACACGAAGCATCTTTAATTTGATGCTGGCCGTTGTTTCAGAAATGACGGCAGTAAAACTTTGCATTGACCAATTAACGCCATAAATTGTGGCATTGCCGTCATCGCCAGTGATATAATATTCCTGCCTTTCATTATCAGGGACGCCTATATCATCTAAAACATTCCCAATTCTGGTTCCTGATAATTCCTGAGCATAACCAGCATTATTTAGATACACACGGGAGAAAAAAGAGAGAGCATCGGCACAATCCAACCGCATAATGGGGGCTAATCCCCCCACATCAGAAATCCATTCAGGGGTAAATTTTTCTATATAGCCGTCAAAACGGGGGTAGGTGATACTGTTGTAAGTTGTTCGTATTCGTATTCGCTTAACAATATCAACATCGGGGGAATAAGTTCCCCCAGCATTATCAGGCCAATAATTCCCATCGGCATTATTTAGTAAGACAGTTGCCTCTCCAGCCTCAAATCTATCTAGTTCGTGTTGTCTTCCCCTTTTGAATGAATAGGCGATTACATCATTAGAAACATTAGCCCAAACCGGGTCATCATCAAAGGGGTCTGTAGTAAAGGCTATTTCAACTGTTATAGTTGGGTTGGCCATTAAAATCCCACATCCACATTTCTACGTGCAATCTTTAAAAGGGCTTCTCGAAGAACTGCTTCTAAATTGCGTTCAGTAAGAATAGAACCAGCAACATTAAGATTAATAGTAACTCCCCCCGAACGACCAACTGGTAAAACTGTCTCTCCCGCATGAGCCAAGATGGGTACTGGCTCTCCTATCCTCCCCGGGATTTTGCCTCCATATTGATACCCGGGCATAGTCGCCCCAACCGCTGGAAGAATTTCTGCGGGGCGAGTTACCCTACCCGCTCCCCCACCTATAGGGGCAATAGCCCCAATATTCACGCCGGGGATTTTATTCATTAATCCAATAAGGGTATTAATCCAACCTATGATAGTATTTACTGCCTTAATAACAGCATCTACGATAGTGTTCCAAATATTCACGATGCCCGTTTTCACGGTTTCCCAGTTCTGATAGAGCAAAAACCCAATGGCAATTAAACTGGTAATCCCAAGAATTATCAAAGCAATCGGCCCTAATGCAATTCCCCCTGTAACTACCCCAAAGGCAGTCATAAGACCCATAATTGTGGGCAACATTACTAGAATTGGCCCCAATATAGTAGCAACCCCACCTACGGCAACGGCTAAAAGTAACAATTGTTGCACCAGTTCTGGATTGGCATCTATCCAAGCCACAACTTTATCTATAATAGGGATAAAAGCTTCTACTAATTTTTTAAAGGAAGGCAAAAGAGCAGTCCCTATCTTTTCAAAAAGGTCGTCCATTTCATTTTTTATAACATCAAAGGGATTAACCATAGCTTCGGCCGAACCTTTTACTGCATTTTGTATTTCTGCTAGGCTTTTGAATTCAAGGGATGCTCTTCCCAACCGAATAGAAATTTTATCCGCACCTTGTTGTAGTTCTTCATAAGCCTTTCCCAAATAAGTAGCTGCTGTAACTGCATCCATTTGACCAGCAGCCGCCAAATCCAAAGCAGTGGGTAGTAATGAAAGTGCCTGATTGTAATCCTTGGTAACGAGGATTAATCTACTTAAAATATCCCGTTGCTCATTATCAGCTACCCCTGTTTTTCTCTGGGTAGCCTTTATAACCGCCTCAAGGGAAGCCTTAACATTATCATAACTAACTCCGACATTTTTCATACTCATGGCGAGGCGGTTTATTCCTACCTGTTCATCTGCCGCAGCTTTAGTAGCCATCCCCAAAGTGCCCATGATAGTCGCCCCTAATCCTGCTAGGGCTATGCCAATAGTTCTGAATTGTCGCTCATTATTCTTAACCCAATTACTGATATTACTTTCTGCTTCGGATAATCCCCGTTTTAATTCGGTGGAATCCGCAGTAATTCTAGCCACAAGTTCGCTTAATACTTCTGCCATTTATAGACCTCTTGACAAAACTAAAAATTTCTGATATTGATGAGAGAAAAGGAGGATACTATGAAGAAATTATTTTTAGCCATATTGCTTGTGAGTGTATTATTCTTGGGATGTGGCTCGGGAACTACGACTACGACACCCGACTTATTAGCATCTGTTACCTATAGTTATAGCGGAAGGTATTTTACAATACAGAATAATGATTCATTTGATTGGCATGGTGTGAAACTTACTCTGAATTCTGATTATAGATATAACCTTCCACTCATAAAAGCGAATAGTGAATGTGAAATATCCGCTAGGGAGTTTGCCAGAAACGACGGAACTCGCTTTGACGCTTTTACTATGAAAGTATTAAATATATTCATTAGTTGTAAAAGGGATGATGGTAAATCAGCATATTGGAATGGAGTTTGGAAATAAATATTTCTATTTCATTGCCTTAGAATACACATCCAAAAGTGTTTCTGAGGTAATAAGTTCCCCGATTTTTTCTTCTGTAAGCTCTGGCTGGTTATCTTTTAGGCAAAGCCATAGGATAAACTTCAGAATCTTAATTCTCAATCCTTTAATCAATTCATCCCAAGGTTGATTAAACTTATCCTCAACCTGCTCCATCATATTCAGATTAAGGGGTTTGAGTTTGTATTCCTTGCCATCCAGGATAATCATTTTCGGTTGCTTTTCGATTAAGATATTCTCTTCATTCTCCACGATTTTTAATCTCCTTTGTTGGTAATTTTACATTATGTTTAGAAGCTAATTCCTCTAGTTCGTTTTGGGGTTTATTTCTGGTAGGTGCTTCACCTTTCAAGAAATCTTTTACTTGATAATTTTTAGGATGCTTAGTATAAATGCCAACTAGAGTTTTGAGAAGTGCCATTATTGCTGCCCATTTATAATTTTGCCAATACTCTTCTACAGACTCTTGGTAATAAACCTCTTTTAATAAAGTCGTATATTGGTCGAGGGTTAGTTTCCCTATCTCAGTTCTAGTTAATGAAGTTTTCCTTAAGAGGTAAATAATGGTTTCATTATTCACTTTTGCCTTCTAAAATACTCTCTCCAATAATTTCTAATGGCTCATGTATAAGAGTATCCCATAGATGTTTTACTTGTGAAGTTACTACTCCTTTGCCTTCCCAATATCCGTTAAGTGTATAGAGCCGAATGATAATCTTTGAGGGAATGTCATATAACCAATAAGAATTAGCAGTTAATTTCCACTTTGCTAATTTATAAGTAGAGGGTTCACCTCTTATCTCAGCTAAATTTACATCTAACTGCCAGTCAATGAACCCTCCTATACAAAGTTTCCCTATATGAATTGACCCTAATTTCCCTTTCATAACATTTTGCAATGCGTTGTGGAATCTTTAGGCGTCTGGACTCTGCAAAGCCCCAGTTCCCTGAAAATCATATGAGTAAGTAACTATCCCATCATGCGAAGTTGACGGATGACAAGCAGTAATTATTACCTTACCAATCCAATTCTGATAGGCAGTAGTAGATTCCCCTAGAGTTAGATAAACCTCAGAGCCTATCCCTAAAGGAGTGGTTTCTTTATATCCCTCAAATGAACCAGACCACCCCGAACTTCCGATGATATAGGCTTTCACTCCAGCATCATCAAAGTCTGTGGCATCTAAGGTATCTGCGGTATAATCAAGAGTCCATGACTTGATACCATCTATTTCCTTTAGAGCCTCTATATCATCTATTGAAAAGGTAGCATCAGCTAAGTTAGTTTTTTGGTAAACACCTACAGAAATAACAGCAGGAACTCCTGAAGGGTCTGCTAACCTAGCAAAACATTGTCGCCATGTATTTGCTGTTAATGCAGGATATGCTAATGTTTCCTCTGGAGTGGCACAATTAACATGTTGGGATAAGTGAAGCTCTAAATCATCGGCTACTGTAGAAATGGTTGCTTTTGCCCACCAATATATTCCGTCATAGGTTGATAAGTCTTTGGATATTACCTCACTAGCAATTAGAGTAGTTGCACCAATAGTAACTGTTGCAGTAGTGGCACAATAAGTTCCTACCTTGCCTGTAGCTACATCTTGCGTGCATCCCCCAATAACCTGTTCATTAAAAGCATCTTCGCAGTCTTCTACTAAAAGAGCAGATGAATATACATTCCCTGTCTTACCTGAATAAGCCATATTTTACCTCCTATTATGCTGTAGCTACGGTCAAGTCGCCAGTTCCCTGAAAATCGTAGGAATAAGTTACAATGCCATCATGGGAAGTATTGACATGGATGCCTGTAATATAAGCACTCCCTGTCCATTTTTGGGTAGCTGTCTGGCTTTCCTTAAGTGCTATATTCACCGCAGCCCCAGCCAATCCGAGTGGTGCAGCCTCTTTATAACCTTCAAAACTTCCCGACCAGCCTGAGCATCCGACTATATAAGCCTTTACTCCATTATCATCAAAGTCGGTTACATCAAGAGTATCCACAGTGTAGTCTAGTGTCCACGATTTAATTCCCAACACTTCACTCGCTGCATCAACCTGTCCTGCTTTCCCTGAAATTGCCACGTTTTACCTCCTGTTATTCGCTTTGAATATATACTAGACGCACTACAATCAAAATCTAGGCGTCTAAAAATTTCGGCTAGGGTGATTCTATGTCTTATCTAACCAAACCCTATATCTTAAAGAGATTTGATAGATATTAGTCTCACTATCCCAAACTGGCGAACTGATAAATTCTCTCACTACTTTCATTCCGGTATATCCCGTAACTGTCAGAGTCTTATCATCCAGGCTATCCATAACCTCATCAGCTATTTCTGTCAGGTCAGCAGTTGATTTATCCGAAAAACAATTTACCCAAAAGGTTAAGTTTTCTATTGCCTCAAAGTCCTCAAAAGTCCCAATAGGTGATTCCGTTAAAAGTCCAAAGGTTACATAGGGAACGGTAGAACCTTGGGGGGCTTTTACTTGATAACATTTGCCATCAAAAACTTTCCAAGTAACTGTATTATCCGTTTGTGTTGCTCCATTTGTAGTTAACCATGTAGGTTCAGTATTCCCCGATGTGCCTGCCACTGTGCATAGATAAGTATGACTATTATATGTGCTGGCTTTTACAAAATCCCCTATTGCATAACTTGTAGCAGAAGCCCAAGTCTCTGGATATAATTTAAGTGCATTATAGAATCCAACATTTATAGCTGAAATCATTTATTTCCCCCAAATACCACCCACAACTTCAATACCCCCCAATCCACCCCCTCCTGTTTTTATGGCCTCTTTTATTTCCCCTCTTTTCTCTTCGCAAGCGGGGAACAACCAGGGATAAGGAGGCATTCTTGAAGTGCCAAATTCAAGATAAAGCCCATAGGCTAATTTAGTCCCCACCAAAACGGCAATTTCATCTGCCGTTTTTTCAATTCGAAAGACTCCGTTTCCACCCTCGTTAGCAATAGAGGCAGCTAATTGCCCCGTATCCCGCCACCAGTGATTTAATATACCTGAAGGTAAGGGACGGGTTACATTCTTTTTGGCTTGACGGGCAACTATCATCCCAGCATGAGATACTCCCCTTTCAAGTTTATTAAGAATTTCCCCCTCCCGTTCTTTACGATATGATTTAATAGTTACATTAGTGCCCATTGTATTCTATCCAATTTTATATTATAATAAGATTATGAAGAAGGAATGGGTGCCTGAGATTAAACTTAATGGGGTAAAGATTCCCCTTGAGCTGACACGGGACGATTTGGAAGCTATGATATTGAAATATCATACGGATGACGGGTTTTTAATTCAACAACAATTTACTGGGGAATTACGTCTAATCATATTAACTTGGATAACTACAAAGAAAATGAAAGCCAAAATTCCGCTTTGTAAGTGGTTACCCTTTATTAAAATAACAAAATTAATTCCGATTCCCCCCGAAGATTTGGAAGGACTAAAATATGAATACAAAAGGCTTTGGGGGGGGATTCCTAATTCAATCTAATTCCAACACAAGGATTTCTCCTTCTCGTTCTTTGCGATATGATTTGACAGTTACATTAGTACCCATTAATCAAGCTCCAAAAGCAAAATTTCCAAATGGTCATTAACATTAGAGGGATTTATTACACTCTTTATCTGAAAGTATCTCGTGCTATCATTATTCCGAATGCGTTGGGCTTCCGTTAAAGTCTGGTAATTGCAGTAAAGTTTATGGGAGGCAAATACAGTAACTTTATCCGCACTCATTCTTTCACTAATAGGAAGGCTTGATAATCTACCCTTAAAGGCTGTGCCGTCAGCCCATGAGGTTGTAACCCCACCCTGCCCATCAGCAGTTTCAGTTACAGTTTGAGGATAAAAAGTTTCTATTAAAAGAGCAGGATTGATACTCATACTCTTAATCTCCGATAAGAGTAAATGGAATCATCTAGTAAAGAGTTCACATAAGCCTTATCAAGTGTATAGGAATAATCTCCAAGTCGCTCACTCTGTATTCCCCGTTTATTCCTATTTTGATAAATTGCGGAGGCTAAATCCATACATGCCTGCCTTATATCGGCAGGATATTGATAGATATAAATGGTTGCTCCGCTAGTATGTATTGCCTCCGTAGTGCCATTTACTCCACATTCTACAGTTAAGGTTTTACTGGAAATTGAGTAAATATACATCTGCTCAGAGTTTATTAAAATGGTTTGTCCGGCGGAAAGATTTGTTGCCGAAGTTACATCAATTGCAGATTCCCCTGCCGTCAAATCTTCCGCAATTGTTGTATCCTCAATATAGGGCGTAGTTGAAATTCCGTCCCCGTATCCCCATACTCCCACAATCTGACAACCCTTTTTGGTTGTGCCAAATGAACCGTAATTACCCCCGATAGATAATTCCACTTTTGTCTTTGGGTAACTATTCAAAGGGTATAAGAGATAATCTGTGGTTACTGTCAGGGTATTTTCAAATGTTCCATCCCCATCTTCATCTGTCTTTATCGTAGTTATTGTAAGTAAATCGTCTATTCTTAAAGGCACAGTTCCATCAAAATATCTGGTAGCTGATTCTACATAGAAGTGTCGTCTTTGAGCACCGCTACAATAATTATCAATCAACCTTGAGGTGGCTTCGCAGATTTTACGAATGACAGTATCATCCGTAGTTGCGGAAATTCCAAGAACTCCTTTGACATCTCCAATTGTGCAATAACTATTCATACTTTTACTCCACTTTTGAGTAAGACAATTTCAGCCTCAAGTTGCATAACTCTTTTCTTTAAAATCTTAATTCTATTTTCCAATATAGTAATTTGTTTATGTCTATCATCGGAAACAAGTTGAAGGTTCTCTAATCGGTTATCATCTTTTATCCCATTCTTATGATGAACTATTTCCCAGTTATGTAAATTCCTGCTTAATGCCTTAGCCATAACTAGGCGATGCTCCATGACATATTTATTAGAATTTCTCATTGGGGCAAAGAAATCATCAGAAGTCACATAAACTAATTTATAACCCTCCTCGGTCTTACGCCCATTTTTATAATTATTGGAACGCTTACCCCGATTAAGCCTTCCAATAATTGGAGCCATATATTTTGTATAACATGCCTTACATCTTTGCGGAAGATTTTTGGAGGGTGAATAACTAACCCATCGCTCATTATTACAATCCACACAAGTTACCCATATATATTTGTGATATGGATAGCCCGTTATCCCTAATTCCCCTGCTCTTTTAATTTCCCCTAATTGAGTCATTTATATTTCCCCATAGCCCATGATTTACCTCATTTCCAGATACGCCCACATATAGGGCAAGCCTTTTCGCCCTTCTCATTTATCTGTAAATCCCATGCACATTCAGGGCATTCAATAATTTCCTCTAATTCTTGAGATTCAACTTCCTTTTTCCATTGTAGAATTTCATCACCAGTAGCCATTCTTAAACTCCGTATTTTTCAGGATGTCTGACAATATAATCACCAAGCAGCCCAACAACAACCTTCACCAAAATATTTCTCTGGGCATCAGTTAATCCCGCCCAAGTTTTATTCTTAATGAGATTATAGGCTACAAGGGCTTGGTCATTAGCTTCGCTTATCTCTTCTGCAATTTGCCCAAGTAAAAGTTGGGCATCTGATACTTCGCAAGGCATTTGGGTGATTATTGCATTGGGATTATCAGGAGTCTTTTCTTCTGGTGGAGTCCCTTCAGGGTAAGAAATTTCAATTATATATCTTGTCTCTGGCATAGTATCCTCCTAATCAAGACTAAGTAAACGCAGATGAATCAGTTTTAAATGCTGGGTAAGCATAGTACCCCCACCAGTAAACGGGTTTGGTAAAGCTCCATAGGTTTGGGCTACTGTCCAGCCAGTTTGATTGCTTGCTTGGTCAGCGGGTGAGGCATCCACACCCAAGATAGTATAAGCAGATATTATAAGCCTCGTCTGAACACTGCTTCCATTGGTTACCGCAGCCAGCCAGTAAAGCCCTGGAGTTAGCTGTTGTGAGATGGTAACTGTAAAAGTTCCAGCCGATTCAATGGTGGCTGTTGCCCCGCCATCAATAAGTAATGTCCCAGGATAGAGGTTTGTTCCATTGTTGTAGATGCCTAATCTTACGGCTTTACCTGTATCACTGTTGGCTGTATCAAAAGCTATTCTATCAACCGTCATCTTTCTGGCTACTACAAACGGAGTGGCAATAATTCTATCAACCGTGATTGCCGTTTGGCTTATAGCCGCTCCACCATAAAAGAAGGGATACATATACCCGCCAGTGCGAAGAGTTAAATCAGACACATATAAGTGGGCATCTATATCAGCTGCATGAGTAGGAAGGTCTACTCGGATACCATTTATAACTACACTATCTAAAGAGCCATTTATAGAAACCATTATTCCTCCTTATGGCAATACCCTGAAGGCATAAGTCAAACCATAGGTTCTGGCTTCCGTATTTGTCCATGCACAATCTATTTCATCATCTTCCACGAAGTCATAACCTTCCCCAAAGGGAACATGAAGATTGGTAATTGTGCCTCCAGTAGTTGAACCTGTCAGGGTATTTACACTATAAAGCAAGGTATCATAACCCGAACCCCTCCCCGCATCAACAGTTGCCGTAAAGGATTCGCTTGTAGTTCCCGCAGTGTCTATTTTCAAATCAAGGCTTACAAGTCTAAAGGGTGTTTTGGGGGAAAGTGCCGTTGCCAGTGCTCCTGATGTTGCCGTATGATATTGAAATATCATAGCTTCCAAATCGTCCCGTGTCGGCTCAAGGGGAATCTTTACTCCATTAAGTTTAATCTCAGGCACCCATACTTGGTCGAAAGTTCCCGATGCTTCCCAGCCATGCTCAAGGGAGACACGATATATTGTCCAGCCATCAAAAATAGTATCAGCTTGGAATTGTTCCCAAGTATATTGAGTGCCTGCGGTTAATCCAGTTCCAGTAGTTCCTTCCCCATAAAAGAACATCTGAGTTGTGCTTGGACTAAAAGAGTGAGCGTTCCATCCCGCAGCCTTATCCAATCCTGATACTCCGCCAACTTGAGTTACCTCAGCCCGCTTATCAAAATCAGTAGGGTCGTGAATCCAGATAACAATATTCACGCCCATTGTTTCTGTCCCAGTCATATAATAAGACCATTGAGCTTCTTCAAAACTGGTAATCGGCATTTCATTTACTGGGATATAAATTCCCGCCCAGTTACTACCACTCTGAACCCCGCCATAAAGCAGGGCATACCATCCCCCACCTTTCTGGGGATAGGGTGATATACAGCTTTTAGCCCAATAAGCCTGCGATACACCAGTTGACCTTAATACAGGCTTACCAAATACCCAATGATTGCCCGGATAATCCTTTTGTTGCCATGAATTAGTATCATAAATAGTTCTAGTTTTCGACATAAAACCTCCTTAGCTGATTGTAGACAGCTTAAATGAAGAAGGGACTGATTTTATTCAGTCCCTTCATTAGAATCGAGGAAATCTCTCTTTTAGACAATTTCCACAAACTTCTCTAATGCTATCAAAACCGACCCTGCCACAAAAACTTCCCTTTTCTCCAACATAGCTAATGGGAGGGTAATCTTTTTCCAATCTGCACCCAAATCAAGTTCAATTTCCTGAGACATCAACTCCTCATAATCTTTCACAAACGGCGCCCAGTTGGGGTTAGGTATCTTATTCCCCGTAGGTTTACCCTGTTCGTCAAGTTCCTCTATTTGGGACGTTACTTGGAAATTACCGCCACCCTTATCAATGCCATATTGAGTAATTAGTTTTGACCTACTGTCCTCAATTGCCTTCACTTCAGGCATCAATTTTTGTAGCAATCGGTTTAGCTTGGCGCTGGTAGAAATGGGCAATTCCTTTTTAATGAGTGTTGATAAGGGAGTTGGCGTATCCTCATTCCCCATAACTGCTTGATAAATCTCTCCGTTCTTTACTTTCACTTTTCACTCCTTTATTTTATTTGAAATTTCTCCCCATTAGGCAATCTTATTGATATATCGGCATCGCCTTCTATTTCAACATCACCCATGAGATACAATTCTAATGAGGGAATATGCCCAATGGATGCTGATAAGTTTAGGGCATTGCAAGAATTAGATATATCCTTTTCATCAATAAAAATTTGCCCCCTTCCCAACTTATCTAATTTAACTCTAAATTTCACTTCTCACTCCTTCTTTTTATTAGCGGGTGATTAAAGGCTCACCCGCTAAAGCCTTGAGATTAATTGTCATAGACGTTTACATACCAAACTTTGTTAGCAGTAACATCCTTGAATAGTGGGATTTTATAAGCATTTTGAGTAACAGCACCAGTGGAGCCTCCGAGGTCAACGATAGTATTGACGTGAAGCATAGCGGTCAGCACATTGTCATAAATGTTTGTTGACCACAGATACAGTGAGCCAGGGTTTGCCCCATCAGAAGCTACATATTGCATACGAGCACCTATAATCATTGTGGCACTTGATGCAGTTATTCCAGAAGGTAGCCAGATACCATCGTTATGAGTGCAGATTAGATTGCCCCCTGGAACAGCAGCTTCCGCAAAGTTAATCCAAGTAGATGCGGCTGCAAAAGTTCCCGCCACAGTTCCACTGGCGGTCAGTTCGTCCTCTACCGCTCCATAACCATCACCGAGATTCGGGGCAGCAATCGTGCCTTTCAAAGAGGCAATTCTGCCTGTGGTTGCATTTAAAGTTGATGCTGTCCATGCTATTGAACCTGTAGTAGTGCTTCCACTTATGCCTGCTACACCAGAAAAGACTAAGTCATCAGCACTTTCATCCCAAAGCATATAGGCACTAGCTGTTGCACCATAAAATTTAGCATCCACTCCAACTAACGTAAAACTAGAGTCGCCACAGTCAAAGATTGCTGATACCGAACCAGTCCCCTTCCACTCAAAGTCAATATCCTGTGCTGTGTTGCCCACCGTTACGGCGGTTGTCCCTAACTTGAATATATCGCCAGTGGTAGTTCTGCCATAGGCTTTCTCATACCAATATTGCTCACCCTGATACCACCCTGCATTTATCTTATAAACACCAGTTCCTTGTGTCGACATTTATTTAACCTCCTAGATTATTCCAAGTTATTTCGTTTTTATTTGATTTTTCAAGACCGTTAATCTCCCGCATTTTCTACACATGGTTGATAGATTGCCTTCCCCACAATGAGGACACACTCTAGTCCAAAAGGGCATAAGAGTCTTCTTGACTTCAGGTTCTTTAACCATTTTGTCTGCGGGAGGAGAGGCGGGTGATTTAACCCGCCTCTTTTTTCTCTTATCCATATCTCTCCTATGCAGGATTAGCAGTATCCATTACAGCTTCTTCAAAGCGTGGCTCGGATAGAATAACTACCACGCCACAAGTTCCACCAGTACCATCCGCATTCAAGCTGGGCGTGACATAGCGATACTGAGTACCACTGACAACCAAATCCGAAGCATCTAACTCAACTATCAACATCCTACTAGCTAATGAAGCCCCCGTAATGGTAAGTGTAGAACCCGCAGCTACAGTAGCCACTGTTCCAAGAACATCAGATGATGCAGCCGATACATTGCCACTTGAATAGCGATACGAAAAGCCACAGGCAGCAGTTTTAGCAGCATCTGATGCCCCACCATATATAGTCAAAATACCATTTCCCGCTACACTTGCATCGCCCATAAAGATAATAGTGGCATGATTGTATTTAGACATATCAAAGCAATCACAATCACCACCTCCGTTGTAGTTAAGACCACTAGGGAGAACAAGCGGCATAATGCCATGACTTTCTGAAAATCTATTTTTAGCCATCTATTTAACCTCCATATTATTCCAATCAAGATTAGGTGCGAGAAGCATTAAGTACAACAAATGGGCTAAGAGTGGTGCTTGAAACTCTTGGTGTCAAGGCTGAAGTCCAACTTGGTTGCCCATCATATCTCATAACAAACCTAAATGATTGCTCATCATAGTCAAATTTGAAATGAATTGATGTGGCAACCTGAAGTCCACCCTTTTCGCCGATGAGGTACTGTGATAAGTCGGCAAGGATTATATCTCC